AATCTCCTTCCTTCAGCCCCCCAGGCAGTTTCAGAAGCTCCCCTTCAATGCTTTCGCACAGATTCACCACCCGGTCATAGCGCGACGCAATGTCGTGCCAGTATTCGCCCAGCATCTGATTAGGGACAAAATCCCGCCCTTGAATCAGGAAAGCGTCAATGTGCGGATCGTGCCGCACCAGATCAGCCGCATCCGGCGTGGTGTTGTAGGTAACGTGATACCCCTGCTTCTTCAGCCCCGGCACCACAGAGGCGGCAACGAACTGGTCGCCTATCGCCCCGTAACGTATGAGGAGAGCGCGTTTCTTGCCACCCGGATTGCGCTGCCAAATACTTTCATAATAGCCGCCAGCAATCTTGCGAGCGACAATGAAGAGTGAGTATTCGTTCCCCTCGCCCCGCTCCTCGCTTTCGATAATCTCCCAACCATCCAGCATCTGCAAGATGGCTTCAATATCGCCGGGGTAGATGTCCCACTTGTGGGCCGGATTGGCGCCAGGCTCTCCCACTCGTGGATATAGATTGGCCGATGGCACATAAAGCACCAGATTGCCGCCGAGCTTGAGCACCCTGCCCCATTCCTTGAGGACATCAGGCACTCGCTCCCGTTCAAAGTCCTCCAGTGCGTGGGAGGAAAATACCGCATCGCACGATTCATCTTGCAGAAATGACAAATCGTCAATGTTAGCCTTGATGGAGAAACCCATGTGGCCCTTGAACGTCTCGCCATTATCAATGCCGATAACGCCAGGCCAGACGGCCTCCATACCGCAGCCTAGGTCAATCGCGCGGCCTTGGAGATAAGGAACGGCAATAGAGCGAATCTTGCGCGACTCAAAGCCGCAGGAAGTCTCAGGACTCCACGTCATAGGATAACGTATGCCTTATTTTGTTTTGTATGATGAATGCTCTTGCCGAACGCTTCGTCCACCGCCCGAGTCGCGCCAGTCGTGCATCCGTAATCATCGAACAACATGATACCGCCAGCCATCATCGGCAATCGCTTAATGGCAGCGTGCGTTGACATATACTGGTCGCAATCAATATGAGCGAACGCTACAGGAGGCATGTTCGCGGGGAGAGTGTTGGGGAATATACCAACATGAAAAACAGCGCCTGGAATACGCTCTTTCACCATCTCGAAAGACGTATCGGCGAAGTCCCCAACCTTGTGCGTGTCTTCCGGTATCGCTTCCGGTATGCCCGTGAACGTATCAAACAGGTGCAGCGCCCTGCCGTGCTCGCGGGCCAGATTGGCCAGGTTCCACGCCGCGCCGCCCTTGTAGACGCCCACTTCCACAAAGCAGCCGCCGACCGGCGCAAGCTCAGCTAAGGCCAACATTACCTCGATGGCGTCCGGCCCCAGCAGAGACCAGTCAGAACTCACCCGGCAACTTCCTCTCGGAGCTGAGCAATCGTCTTGGTCTTCCACCCGCTCACACCGCTGATCCGCGCAAATTCACGCAATTCAGCATCGCTCATCGCACCGTCCTCGGACGCCGCCACCTTCTCGGGAACCGCAACGGGCACCGCCATATCGTTCTGGATGGTGACCTGACGCCCGAGCGTGTCGTAAAGCCGCCCGGCTTGTTCCCACTTCACGCCGGCAACGCCGAACACTTCACCGTGCGGCTGATCACTCCTAAAGCTCACCGAATCTTGCTCCAGTTTTTTGAGGACTCACCGATCGGCTCGCCATACGAGGTAAAGCCGCGCTTGATATCGGCATCAGTCACATAGCCAGCCCGCTTAGTGTTAGACAGGGCTTCCTCAACACCGAGATAGCCGGGGTCAAAGGATGCTGACGCTACTTCAAAGCTCGACGGCACATTAACAGCGCCATCGTTGCTAATCTTCTCAGTGCCGCTAACGTCCCCGCCGTAATAGTCGCGCTGTGGGTTTTTCGGCATTTTCTTTCTCCTAAAAAGTTGGGCAGTTTTAATAGAGTCATGCCCAGGACCTTACGTCATACCTGGCGGAGATTAGTCTTTCCGGGAACGCAGACCACGGTTACGCTTCATCTCACCGGCCTCGTCACCCTTCTCGGTATCCGGCGAACCGTCACCAACAGAAAGGTGTGCCTTCGCACCAGTCACCTTTCCACCATCGGCCCAGTGAGCACGATAGGGGTTAAAGCCCAGACCACCGCTATCGTCACGCGGCAGTAGGTCGTCATCGTCAATCAGACGCGGCTTCATGTAAGCGGCGTCGCTGTAGCCACTGTATTCCTTCGCCATCTCTTAGCGCTCCGTTGGGATGTAAGGCCGCGTCAAGAAACCCTTGGCGCGACGGTTACGACCGCGAAATTCCCAGTCGCGTTCCATCACTTGACGGTCGCCCTGGTCCTCCATGGGATGGCGCGGCTGCGTCATCCGTTCGCGGTAGTTCTCTTTGTCGTATGCGGGATCTTCCGATAGACTGACAGCGCAATAGCCGCGCTCTAAGTCCTCCGTTTCAGCCCCAAAGCCGGGATAGAACTGGATGCCATCTGCAACCGGATAAGGTTCAGATGGCCCCCAGGACCCAAGCTGCCCCCGATCAGCGTAACATTCGTCACCCCGATCAGAGGCAGGGACTTGGCGGAAGTCAGAGCGCTCGCCATCATCGCCGAAACTGAAAGCAATCGGCGTTCCGAAGTCCGCCGAGAACGATACAGTTCCGCCTTTGGGCGAGCGCGCCATCAGTTGTTACCCGTCCAGGTCGCCGACACCGGCTCGATGTAGAACTCAACCGCAACAGAACCCGCAACCATCGTAGCATCGGTGCCGTTCTTGATAACGAGCTGCTGACCGGCCGGAATGGTGAAGTTCATATCACCAGACTGGAGGACGGTATTAGCTGTGCTCGTGCCAAGGGCAACGAAGCCAAGAGTGGTCGTGGTCGTGTTGGTCGTGAGCGTCGTTGCCGCCGAACCGTTGGCCGCAACGTTGGTGCCGATGTTGTTGGTGATCCTCTGACCCGGATACTGGATAGAAGTGCCAGGGCAATACAGAATCACCGCCGAACCGGGCGACGCGGAAGTGCCAGCTACGCCAACCACAGCAATGACGTTGCGAACTCGCACGTCATACGGAAACACCAAGCCGTTGGTCGCATACTGGATGGTATTCGCACCAGCAGTCGTCTTGCCGAAGACTTCGGCCTGACGAGTGAGATACGAAGGATGGTCGAGAGGACCCTGTGCCATTGCTCATGCCCTCCTTAGGCTGCCGAATCCCACATGACGATGCGGGACTGCCTCGCCTGTGTTTGGGTTAGCGCAAATCCGCCCAGGTAATACCAGGCAACGCCCTTGCTACGACCGTAGTCGGTAGGAATGGCACCGCGCATCTCCTCGGGAATGACGAGTGCTTCCGCAACCGTGTCCTCGCCAAAGAAAAATGCCCAGTCAGAGTTGCCAGTAGACCACGCGGTAAACGCACCAGATGCGAACCTACCATGCGCGATGTTGGTCTGTTCGATAAAGCGAACGCCCTCGAACTTGCCAATCTCGCCATTGTAGATCATCTGGAAGCCCTGGTCGCGATACTGATACACCGCTTCCAGGTCGTTCTTCACCGGACGCCAAGTCGTCGGCCACGCAATGCCGAAATACTCATCGCCCATATACGGCGGAATATTGCGCTCTTTCATCACATCAACGATGGACTTGATGTGATTCTTGCGCAGATTCACCGTATTGGTGATAGTCGTGGTGCCCGTGGTGGACAGCGTTACCGCCGTTGTATCCGTGCCACCCGGAGGTGTCACACGCAACAACGTGGTGACAAACTGGCCCCACGCCTGAGTATCCAACGCTTTCTTTGCGTCGTTCTTCAGGACCTTGTTGATGATCTCCGTCACAGGATGCTTGGACAGGTTGTCCAGCATGCCGGTGTAGGGGACCGCGTTGCCCAACTCCGTCACCGTCCCAGTTCCCTGAGCGATGGTGTAGTTGGTCGTTGGGATCGTCGTGGTTTCCGTCAGGGTTGTGCCCTGAGTAGCTACGTCGTTGTATACATCCCAGTAGAAGTTCTGGCCTTTGTGAAGGCCCTTATCGGAAAAGTCCTTAGCGTCGCAGAACTGACGGAACTTGCAGAGCGGCTGAACGGCCGTTCGCAGTAGGTTCGACAGCTCGGGCGCCCACATATATCCGCCAAGCGTATTGACGGACCAGAGTTGCCCAGCCATAGCGGCTAGTCTCCATTAGATGACTTTGCTTCCCTTTATCGTTCTGGACTTCTGCATACTGGCGATAATCTCAGCCGGCGTAGGAGCACGGGTCGGAGAGCTATCATCATCTGCTGCCATACGTCGGTCAGCGGCAGTCGGGATTGATGGGGCTGCTCGCTTGCGCTCCAGCGTGGCCTGTCGGCTCGCTACGGTTGGCGCCGCCTGAGAAGCGGGGGGTGTCCGC